GGATGCCGAAGATAGGCAAACCCCCGCCAGAGTCTTAAAAATCAATCTGACGCGATTCTAAAGCGGTTTTAAAGTGGGTATTTTTATATTTTGCGCGTAAGGATTTTTAAAAGGTCGTCTGAAACCTGAAATACGGTTTCGGGCGGCCTTTTGCATTTCGGGCAGCAAAGTGAAGTCATGCCGCCGTCTGTTTGCCGTCATGCGTTGCACAATGGCGGCTATGAATACGAAAACATCACCCCTCAATATCAAATTGTCCGCCGCGCTGCCGGTTGCTTTGGCGACCCGTGCGGATGATGTGCGCACTTTTAAAGGTATCGCCAATTCGGGCAAGCCGTTCGGTTACGGCGGTTATCAGACCGTTGTTGATTTGGCAGAGCTGTCGCACAAAGCGTCCGTTCCGGTTCTGCTGGAACATTCGCCGCTGAAAATGGCGGGCGTGTGCAGCCTGTCGGTCACGGCGGACGGTCTGATTGCCGAGGGTAGTCTGTTGTCCAACGAGTTTGGCACGCAGATCGCCGAAGCAGCCGACCAAGGCTTTCCGTGGGAAATGTCGGTTTACGCACAGGCGGAATCTTACGAACAGTTGGCGGCGGGCGCGGTATTGTCCGTCAACGGCAACGAAGTAACGGGGCCTGCGGCGATTTTGCGCCGCTGCACCATCCGCGAGGTGTCGTTTACCGCCGTCGGTGTGGACAGTGAGACGGAGGCGGTGGTGTTGTCGGACGGCAGCCCCTTGCCGGATATTTTTAAACAACCTTTGGAGTTATCCATGACCCCTGAAGAGAAACAAGCGTTTGACGACCTGAAAGCGGAAGTCGATACGCTCAAGGCTGAAAAAGCCGAAGCCGAGAAAAAGCTGAAAGAAGCCGAAGCGGCTGCCAAGAAAAACCAAGTCAAGGCGAAATTGTCCGCCGCAGGTTTCAAAGAAACCGAAGACGGCAAGTTTGAAGGCTTGTCCGACGCGACCATGACCGTGCTTTTGTCTGCCGACATTGACGCGGCGGAAGCCATGATTGCCGATTTGACGCCGAAAGCTGCCCCGTCTGTCGTGCCGCCCGCGCTGTTGAGCGAAGGCGCAGGTAAGGACGATTCTGAAAACACCGGCGCGGAAGGCAAATTCTCTATTGCCAGCCACAAAGGCTTATTGGGAGGCTCTTATGTCTAAAGTGAAAACAGAAATCTTAGGTCCTGTTATTTCGGATTTCCTGAAATACGAAGCGACCCCGCAAACCCGTGTTGCCGTTGCCGCCGATACCGGCACGAAGGCAGGCAAGTTTGTCGAGTACCCGCTGCGCGGCAAAAAACTGCTTGCGTTGACCGATGAAGCCGACGGCAAAGTCGTCGTACAGCCGCTCAACTGCATCATCGACCTGTCAAAAGTTGCCGATGCGGACGTCAAAGCAGCAACTACCGGCAAAACCTTGGACGCGCTGAAAAAAGAAGGCGACGCATACGGCATCGTTTACCAAGGCACGCCCATCGCCTGATTTTCAGACGACCTTTAAACCTGATTTAACAAGGACACATCATGCCTTTATCCGATAACAGCAAATTTGGCGTGCAGGCTTTGACCACCGCCATCAACAAAATCGACCCGGGCGCAAGCCAAATCCGCGAGCTGGGCGTCTTCGAACCCGAATATCTGACCACCACTTATGCCGACATTGAGTTCCAAGACGGCAAAGTCCACTTGGTTGCCAGCAAAGAGCGCGGCACATCCGGTCAGGCGGTCGAAAGTCCGAAACGCACCGTGCGCACCGTCAAAATCCCGCCCCTGCCAATTCACGATGTCGTTCGCGCCGACGACGTACAAAACCTGCGCGCTTTTGGTACGACCCAAGCCGCAACCGTTATGGACAAGGTCAACGAAAAGCTGGCCGGCGGCAAATCCGACCTCGAATACACCCGCGAGCATCTGATGCTCGGCGCATTGCAAGGCAAGATTTTGGATGCGGACGGCAGCGTGCTTTTGGATGTCAACACAGAGTTCGGCGTGCAACGCAAAACGTTAAACATCGAATTGTCGAAAGACACGACCAAAGTCGGCTCGGTATTGGACAAGCTCTTGTCCGAGCAACGCCAAAAATTCGCCGGTGCGCAGGTGCGCGGCTGGGTCGTGTATTGCGGCGCAGAGTTTTTGAGCGCGCTCAAAGAGCATAAATCCATCTTCGAAGTGTACAAACGCTTCGACGAAGCTCGCGCCTACCGCGAGGGCGATACGCTCAATCCGACCGAGTTTGTCCACAAAGGCATCCGCTTTATCGAATACGCCAACCATTTCGGCAGCGACGCCGACATCGGTGCGGATAAGGCGATTCTGTTGCCAGTCGGCCGCAATCTCTACAAAGAGTATTTCGCGCCTGCCGACATGAACGCGACCGTCAACACCCGCGCCCTGCCGTATTACGCCAGCCGCGAGAAATTGCAGCACGACAAGGGTTGGAGCCTGCACATGCAGTCTAACCCGCTGCCGATTGCGCTGCGCCCCGAGTTGTTGGCAACGCTGACCATGTCTTAAACGGATTTCAGACGACCTTTAAGGTAGTTTTAAAGGTCGTCTGAAAACGGAGGACGGCATGATTACCATCCAAGACATGATGACCCGCTTCGGCGAGCAGGAGATGGCGGAGCGGTCGAACCATGAAAACTACGAAACCATAGACGAAGCGGTGATGGCGGCGGCGATTGCGGACGCGGAAGAAGAAGCGGCAAGCTACCTTCGGGCGGCGAAACTGTTTTTTACCGACGACACCGCGCCGCAGGTTTTGAAAATCAAAGTCTGCGACATCGCCCGCTACTACCTCTACAACGACGCGGTAACAGGCATTGTCGAAGAGCGTTATCAGTCGGCGGTCGCTTGGCTGAAGATGGTCGTCAAAAATCCCAATATGCTGGACGAGAGCCGCGTATCGGATGACCGCAGACCGTCAACGTGTGCCGTTTATGTCAATGCCGAACCCGATTTGCGGGAATGGCTGAAGGAGTAAGCGATGCGGATTACGGTATCACACAATTTATCGCGCATCGCCCAAAGCCTGAGCCGACTGTCGGGTAGGCTGAACGGCAGCCTTGAAGAGCCTTTGCGCGCCATTGGCGGCATGCTCGAAAGAACCACGAAAGACCGTATCCGTGAAACCAAAACCGCGCCCGACGGCAAACGCTGGGCGGACGTATCCCCTGCTACGGCACAAGCCAAAAACGGACGCGGCGGGATTTTGGTGGACCACGGCAACCTCTTTGCAAGCATTACGCACGAGGCATCGGCAAAAAGCGTGATTACCGGCTCAATCATGGGCTACTCGGTTTATGTGCAAGAAGGCACGAAAAACATGCCGGCGCGTCCGTTTTTGGGCTTGTCTTCGCAAGATTATCAGGACATCGACGAATTGATGTCCGATTGGCTGGAAGGATTGATTGTCTGATATGGCTTTAAAACAGCATGAAAACTTATTGGCGGTCTATCCCGAAATCCTAGGCCGTCTGAAAACCGTCAAAGGTATCAAGGCCGTCAAGGAAATCGGCGAACTTGCCGAGCTGCTCGCCCAAGGCGCGGCGAAGCGCAAAGCCGCCCCGCTGGACGGCGCGGTCTATGTCGTTTACGGCGGTTCGACCTTTGCCGACGAGGCGAAAAACGGCAAATACCTCAAATCGACGCTGCACTTTACCTTTGTCCTCGCGCGAAGCTATACCGCCAACGGCAAATCCACGCTGTACGAGGTCGGCGAGACCCTGACGGCAATCCAACGGGCGTTTTCAGGCTGGGATGCGGGCGACGAATATGCCGTTACCCCCTTCCGCCGCATCGCCTCGCCATCCATCGAATACAACGACGGCTTTGCCTTTTACCCTATTTCATTCGCCTGCGACACCGTGCAGGCGGCAAACTAAAGGAGCTGCCACATGGCAAAACAAAACGACCACGGCTTAATCTTTGAGGGCGACGTCAAGGTGCGCAACCTCAACCAAAAAGGCTCGGGCTTTATCGACATCGGCAATACCACCGCCCTGACCACGCAGACCAGCGTGGAAACCAAAGAGCGCGTGTCCAAGCAAAAAGGCACTTACGGCAGCGCGCTCGACAGCCTGAAAACCGTCAAGCCCACCGAAATCGGTCTGAAGCTCGATACTTTCGACAAAGACAATTTGGCATTGGCTTTGATGGGCGAAGCCGCTGTCATCGCGGCAACGGCGCAGACTGTTGCGGACGAGACCGTAACCATCGGTAAGAAAGGCATGGCGTACAAACTGGCAAACGGCAACATCGACCCGGTTACCGTCAAAGTCAAAAACAAGTCCAAAGCTGCCGTTGACGCGGCGCATATCGACATCAACGCCACCTTGGGCATGATTACCATCCTACCCGCTGCCGACACCGTCAACGACGGCGAAGACATCACCGTCGAATACAAAACCCGTGCATCGGGCGGCTATAAAGTCTCTGCCGCGACCTTGTCCCGCTTGGACTTGGAAATCTACGTCGACGGCCGCAACCGCGTTACCGGCGAGGCGGGTGTCCTGCACATCCCCCATGCCGTATTGGCAGCGGACGGCAGTATCGACTGGTTCGGCGACGACTTCAACGAAGCCGAATTCAAAGGCACGGCGGTATTGGCTTCGGGCGAGACCTCGACCTATTCCTTCACGTCGTACAACAACTAAAGATTCGGGCGGCTTATGCGGATTGGCGGGTTCGCCGGTCGGGCTGTCCGATAAACGGCAAAAAGGTCGTCTGAAACGGGCTTCTGCGTGTAGGCGCAGCGGCGTGGAGTTTCAGACGACCTTTTTTTAAACGGGTTTTAAAACAGATTAGAACCGATACAGGGCTGATTTAATCAGGTATCCGCTGACGGCCATAAAGGCAAAAAATTCCAGCAGTTTCATGTCGCGGATGTGCGCCAACATATCGAAACCGAGATACAGCGCGGCGAAACCGAAGAATGCGCCGACGGCGAAAAGTATGGTTAGAGCGAGGGTTTTCATGATTTTCGAACCATTCGTGTAGAAAGTATGGATAAGTCGCACGGGAAAAATGGAGGTAGCTTTGGGAGTTTGTAATGTTCGGAAAATAGAACAAGCATTTTTTCATCGGTCAAGTCTGCCTGCGAAACATATGTTTCCCAGCTAAGGTTTCGCGTCAATTTTACTTTAGCTTCTGCTGCAATTCTAAGGTTTGATGCCCGCAAAGAAGCAGCCTGTAAAAGGATTCGGTACTTGTTTCTAGGATTTGGTGTTTCAAATTTTCTCCACCCTTCCTTGCGGGCGATTTCTTGGCATTTTTCCAATTTCTTCCATGTGAAATTTTCGTTATTCCGAAGCGTGCAGATATGGTCTGCTGCAGCTTGGGGAGTGGGAAAGGTGCATAGTGCGTCATAAATTTGGTCGACATCAAACAGTGCGGACAATCTGTTTTCTGAAAGAATCTGACGGATTGCCTGTTTGTAGTAGGGTTGCAAATGTTTCATATGCTGACTGTAAGTAAGATTATTTATTTTAAATAGCAAAGGTATCAAAATAATGGCGAATATTCAAGCAGGTTTAGAGATTAAAGCAGGTGTTTCCGGTGCCGAAAACATCGACGCGCTGGCGCAGTCCATCGAGGCGGCGGGCATCGATACGGGCAAACTGACGGAAGAAGCAAAAGAGCTGGGCGCGACGCTGGCGAAAGCCCAGGCGCAACAGGCGGCGATTGCGGAATACAAGGCTTTGTCGGCGGAATTGGACAATACCGCCAAAGAAATGCGTGCGCTGGACGAACTGACCGCAACGCTCGAGAAATCCATGCGCGGCGGCGGTACGCAGCAACAGCAAGCCGATTTGGCGAAGCTGCGCACCGAATCCGAACGGCTGGCAAAAAGCGAAACCGAGCTGACGGGCAAGCTGTATGCCGCCCGCGACGCGATGGCGGTGTCGGGCGTATCCGTCAAAAACCTTGCCGCCGAAGAAGCGCGCCTTGCTGCTGAGACGGCAACTGCGACGGCAAAGTTGGATAAGCTGTCAGCCGAGGCATCGGAACTTAAAGCCATTGCCGATGCAAAAATCAAACTTGGTATCGATACCGATGAGAAAGCCTTGCGTGAGCTGCAGGAGCTTAAGAAAAGCTATGACCTTTTGAAAAGTAGCGGCACGTTAACCAAAGAAGAACTCTCCCGCGCAACAGCCCGCTATAACGATAAAGTGTTTCAACTGAATAAGAGCTTATCGGATTTGCGTCCTACACTTGCCGACTTTGCCAATGAGTTTCGAGGGGTGGCGAGTGGTGCTGCCGGGCTGACGTATGCTGCTCGTGAGGCGGTGAAATTTGAAAGCGCAATGGCAGGTGTTCGGAAAGTCGTGGACGGTACTCCTGAGCAGATCGAACAGTTGGGCGGGCAAGTTAAAAAACTGGCGGTAGAGTTCGGCATGATGCCGGAGAAGATGGCTGAAATCGTTGCCGCTGGCGGTCAGTTAGGTATTGCTGCCGATAAGTTGGATGAATTTGCACGCGTTACCGCGACTATGGCAACCGCATTCGGCCTGACGGCTGAGGAAGCAGGCAATGCCGCCGCAACGATTGCCAACGTGTTCCAGCTCCCAATCGGCGAAGTGGAAAAACTCGGCGACGCCATCAATGTCTTGGGCAACAATACCGCCGCGCGTGAAAAAGACATTGTCGCCGCGATGGCGCGTATCGGCGGTACGGCGAAACAGTTCGGACTTGCCGCCGACGAAGCCGCCGCGCTTGCCGACGCCTTTATCGCATTGGGCAAACCGCCCGAAGTGGCGGCTACCGCCATCAATGCCCTGCTGCAAAAATTGCAAACCGCGCAAAGCCAGGGCAAAGGTTTCCAAGATGCGCTGCAATCCATCGGAACGTCCGCCGACGAGATGGCGGCAAACATCGCTGCGAACCCGCAACAGGCTCTGACCGAGTTCCTGCATAAACTCGAAGGCTTGGACAAACAAAGCCGCGCCCTGACGCTCTCGCAACTCTTCGGCACGGAATACAGCGACGACATTGCCCTCTTGGTCGGCTCGCTCGGCGAATACGAAAAGGCTTTGGGCTTAGTAAACGACCAAGCACAAATACAAGGCGCGATGCAGAAGGAGGCGGCAGCTGCATTAAATACTACCGAAGGGCAAATCAATAAGGCTAAGGCGGCAGTTTCCAATATGGCGGGAGAGCTGGGTGATGCCTTATTGCCTATTTTAAAAATAACGGCATCCACGGTTGAGACGGTTGCAACGGCAATTAGCGATTTCACAAAAGATTTCCCGGTATTGTCCAAGCTGGCGGTTTACTTTGCTGCCGCCCGTGTTGCAATGGAGGCGTATTCTGCAGTTGTGCGTCTTGGTGGCGCTGCTGCATTGAAAAGTTTGGTGTCTCAAAAAGCTGCTGTCGATGCGTTGACCGTTTCATATGGTAAAGCCGGTTT